TCAATTACTCAGCACTTTAACATACCTTTGCAGTCCTTCTAAATCGCTCCGATACCCATCAGCGATTTGCGCCAGCTCTGTATATCGTGCTGAGCACACTCCGACCACGTTGCGCAATTCGGCGGCAATTCGGGCGTTTTCATCCAGCGCACGTCCGGCTCGGGCAGCTTCGGCGGCGGCACGACTACTGGCGTTGGCGAGGTCGCGCTGCAGCCCATCATTGTCATGCTGAGCAAGAGCAGCGGCATGAGCCTCCGCATCGATCCTATCTTGATAGTATTTCCTAACATTCTCCACCTCTAATTGTGATTGCTGTTCAATTTGACGAGCGTTTGATTCAGCTTGAGCGACTACAGCCTGTTGATCCTTATGTGCCATGTCATAGCCGGCCTTATACTGCAGGTTCCCATAAATCCGAACACCAAAAAAAAGAGCCGCTAAAACAGCAGCTCCTATTACTCCAGACTTGATAGACATATCTGCCTCTCCGCTTCGCGCCGTCGCTCTAAGCCTCGTAACTTACGGCCGCCGGCATACGCCCAACGCGGCAACTCATTACATGCACCCACGTAATCACCTGCTCGCACTTTTCTCAGCAATGTCGACCGCTGGTACGCGCCTGGACCCACGTTATAAATAAAACTAGAAAACGCCACACGCATCCCATCGGGCAATGGCTTTGATACCGAGCTATCCACGACATTAAGCGCTTTAACCACCTCTTGACGCGTTAGCGCATCACACTTTTCAGGTGTGGCCACATCCCCATCTTCACGCCATGCGTGTAGCCCTCGCAGATAGTAGGAATCCCGACCGGATCCGCATACGCAATCAAAGAGCGCCCTTCCCATGTGGCAACGAGCGTTACCGCTGTCGCCAACACACCACCAATAATCTTATTTCTCATTACCCCACCATTTCTTTAAATTGGCCCAATGCCCTTGCAAGCACTCATGTATCCTCACTACTGAAGCTGTAAACTCAGGTAGTTTGGTCACAATCAATACAGCCACATAAGCCGCCCACAAAATCAGCACTACCTCTTGCAAGGTCCAGCCATACAGCACTGCAGCTGAACCCGTTGTAATTGGCAGCTGTATATCGTCACGCATACGTATCCTTTGGGGCATTACAACCTCCAATAAAAAAGCCCACTACTGAAGTAATGGGCGTAAAAAAAGCGCCTTATGCGCTAGGTGTTGAATAGTACTGCTACCAGAAAGACTGCAGCGGCAGGTATTAGTAAATCGAGCTTCGCATCAAGTGGCCAACGCCACACGTCCAGCGCTTCATATCCTTTCAGCTGACTTGGATCCCCAATTTTGTATTCACGCTGCGCGTGCTCCCTGCCAAGAAAGAACGCCGCCACAAAGACAGCACCAACCCAGGCACCGTGCTGCAGGCCTAGCAAATAGAAGCCGCCCACAAAAAAGCCTTGGATAACCAAGGCTACTATTAAATGCTCTAAGTGCGTTCGATTCATAAGATGCCTCCTGCAAAGATTCGCTGAGGGTTGTTAGGCGCTTCGATTATTGGCAGTAGCGCCTCTTGCTCAGCGTTCAAATCGGCGCGTAGATTCACGTGATACCCCTCAACTGGTTCCATCTCGGGGTACTCTTCGCCCTCGTTGTCTAGCAGCATGCGACCTGTCGGTCTATCAACGATACCAACGTAATCAATAGCGGCGTTCGCTACATATTCACCATCTATATATGACAAAAGCCCCACATTACGCAGGGCTTGGTCAATAAACAAGCGGTTTTCCGCTCTCAAAAAATAGTCTTTCATGCTGTTATCTCCTGTATCTGCTCATCAGTTAGGTTTTTATCGAAAACGTTTACACCATGAAAAAAGATAGCACCTTTAGTGGCGATACCTGTTAGGATATGACTACCTAGAACGAGTGTGTCGAAATCGTTAATAAGGCCTACTGTTAAGCCGTGGTCCGCCAAAATCATTTGCCCGTTTAAAAAGAACCACACCTTATCTTCCCTAAAAGTGATAGCTGCTTTATATCTTCGTCCGTAGTCAAAGCTGGTGCTTGATCGGCTGCTTGTGCCTTGACCGTAAAAAGTTAATCTAAGGCTCTCTCCAAAAAGAGTAATGGCAATGGCATTAGAACTAGATTTAAAAATGGACAAAACGCCTGTTACATTAGATCCGTTCGCCGGAGCTATTGGAGTAAAATCAACGAAAACGGTATAGTCCCCTTTAGGCTGTTTTGGTGCGCTTTGAAAGGATGGCGCGACTGTCACTTGGCTATCTTCGGTGGGGATGTAGGGGGTTGGTTTGCTTCCAGTCTCAAGCTGAACATCTTTAAAAGACACAGGTGACAGGCCAATGTCGTCCCAAATAAAACAAGCTGAGGGTACTGGTGTTGTGACCGACTTAGCGGACACAAAAATCAAGTAGTGATCACCTTTATCAAAAACACCCCCTGTTACGCCTACCCCAGATACTGTAAAACTCCCGTCTTCATTTAGTATGGTGGATTTATACTCCCCAAATCCGTTTGGGTGAAGCCTGATACTCTTATCGCCAGAAAACCCCTTTCTTATTTTTGCTGACGCGCAGTACTGGGTGTCTCCAATCAAAGGTTGGGTACCAAGCCAAGCATATGCAGCGGTAGAAGCGGGCGTAAGGATATGCCAATCCCCATCCTTGGTCAGAGTGGCTCTCGTGGCTGACCAACCCTGTCCGCTAGCGTTTCGAGTCTGCATATTCGTCCTCGACCCGCTAGCCCACAATCCCTTGTCTGTCAGCACAGGCTCATTAATCTCGTATTCTCGCCCCTGAGAATCCCAATCTAAGCTAGCGCGGGTAAACTGAATCCGAGGATCCAAATACTTAGCACCTTGAAACTGCAGGTCGATAACGGGATACGGCCCATCCCCATACAGCGTTTTATTCGTGGCAACTCGCAAGCGGTCTAATTCAAACTCTAAGTCTTTAACCCAAGCTTGTTTAATCGCCGCATCTGCTCCGGCAATCGGGATTTTACCCGCTTCGGGCTCTAACGAAGCGGTGCCGCCTGTAACGACTGCTACCGCGTCATCACGTGCCTGCTCTGCAATATCAGCAGACAATGCCGCACTTTGCTCTGATTGCAACGCCGCTGCTGCACTTGCGGCTGCTTCATTACCCCACTGTTGTGCCTGCTGTGCTGCAACTTGCGCTCGATCTGCTGCGTCTGTTGCCGACAAAATGTCACCGTCTAACTTACTAATAATAAGAGATAGTCGATCTGCTTGCGTTTTGCTGTACCCTGGTACGGGCACAATCCAGTAATTCAAGTTCGTAGCAGTATTCCCCTCATAGGCGGGGCTAATCGCTAACGCCTCGTTACTAGCAACGTTAATGACTTGATAGAGCTTCCCGTCAGGCCCCTGAAACGCATCGCCAACACGAATATTTTCAACCCAAGCGGTGCCAACACCAGTTACAACATCACTGCCCTTGGTCAGGCTGACTTTCCCCTGTCTATGCCACATCTTTTTCGGCCTCCTCTGATCCGGTCAGTTGACTCGCTTCATTGACAGCCGTAGCCACCAATTCATGATGCTTTTTCTCAATCGCCTGAATCAAACCGTTAGCAAGCTCTACCGTTAACTTATTGCCTACATTTGCCTGTAAAACCGAAACCAAATAATCACCCATCGTCTTTCCTTAGATATAAAAAAACCCGCTTAATTAGCGGGGTACTGATCTTTAACTTGTTGGCACTGCTCTATCCAACGACTCGTCTCTGGCGGAAGTGGATGCCCTATATCTTGCAAGTACTGGGCTAACTTAAACACGGCATCTAACTGGTCTCCTATTTCAGGATACCCTGATTTGCGCGCCTCCCGATAATCACGACTGTGGTTGATAATCAATTTCAAACTCCTTCTCTAAAAAGGGAAAGCGCTCCACTCTAATTTGATAGACACCGGGCAAATTAAAGCGTAGTTCTACACTGCCTCCCTGCTTATGTTCGTACGCCGCACCATCAATATGAATAACTGAGCCATGCGGCATATTTGTTAGAGATAAACCACTTCGTTTTGTTGGGTTTTTTGGTCGCATTGCAATTTTTCCGTTGGATACATAGTGACGATCGTAATACCCTTCTCCGCGTAAATGAGCACATTCCACACCATCTACGTAGTTCAGCTCCACATCTGATGCAGGGATAAACAGAGACCGCAATATCACTCCCGTTCCCACATCATAAATGACAAAATAATCATTAATCGTATTCATCTTTTTGCCTCAAAAACACCAATTGAGCGTCCTGTTAAGTAGTTCTTATCTGCCCCCTCAGCATTGCTGAATTTCTGACCATGAACAGCAACAGTGAAAGTGTTAGAGCCATTTACTGTTGCAGTATGTACAGACATAGAAAAAGCCCCTCGGTTGTTTCCTCCAATCCTTTGTGCAATTAGGCTACCATTTCTATAAATGTAGACTCGGTTCAAAAGTCCAAAATTATCTAAAGATACGTTTACAACACAAGGGGAAGCCGAGCCGTTGAACGTCACTGAAAGTACAGGTTGCTCTACTCCCGCATAATCAAGACGATCACCCGCTGCATTTGACGCTAGCGTTGTTACGGCATTACCTCCTATTTTCAATGTACCAATTTCGGCATTACCGATTTTGGCTGATGTGATAGCTGCACTAGCGATTTTGGCGTTCGTGATTGCCGCATCAGCAATCTTTGCGTTTGTGATTGTCGCGTTACCGATCAAGGCGGTGTTGATAATCGATGCTCCGCCTTGCACGCTAAACACAGCCTGCGGTGAGCCTGTCGTGTTGTGCATCACGCTAAAGCGCCCCGCAACAACTACGACTTGCGACTGCATGCCGCTCGTGCTGTTATCAACACTCAAACCTATGCCAGCTAAATATTGAGTACCGCCCGAATTTACAGCTACTTTAATCGTCCGGGTTGCCTCTAATCGACCATCAATACTATTAACAGATCGACTCAAATCTTGGATTGAAGTCGTTGCACTACCTACCTTCGTATCAAGCTGGCTAATCGATGTCGCCTGCGCGGTTACTTTTCCATCTATACTGGAAACTTCCGTGTTTAGTGATGACAGAGATGAAGCCACGCCACTAATACCGCTCTCAGCATTAGTGACTCGCGACTCAAGTTGAGTAATGCTCTGCCCCTGGGATGTGATGTTATTACCCTGTGTCGACACCGTTGATTGCAGCGAGTTCAATGCACCAGAAACTCCTGACACATCACCCTCAATTGTGTCTGCACGGTTCTGTAGAGCTGTAATACTTTGACCCTGAGATGTAAGCGCGTCACCCTGTGTGCTGACAGTCGACCCCAGGCTCGATATCGCCCCAGACAGTCCGGATACATTGCCCTCGATGGATTCAGCGCGGGCCTGTAATTGAGTGAGGCTCTGACTCTGTGATGTCAGTGTGTCACCATGATTAGTGACCTCTGTTTGCAGCGAATTAATCGCACCGGCATTAGCTGCAGCTTTTTCGCTTGCGTCGCTTAATTGGCTTTGCAAAGTCTGGTTAATCAAAGACTGCGCTGACTTGTCATCAGCCACCGTTTGCTCTAACCCAGTGATTTTTGCTGCGTTATCACCGGCTTGAGACATCAGCTCACTATTTATAGTCGCTTGTGACGACTCAAGGTCGGCGATAACAGTTTGCACGGTGCCAATCGTGCTCGCGTTTTCCTCTACCTGCGCCAAGAGTTCTTGAGTGATCGTAGATTGAGCTGTCTCTAGCGTAGCAACTGATTCCCTAACCTCTGAAATCATCGCCACGTTATCGCCAATTCGGGCGCTTATTTCTAGAATGTCTCTAGCGAACGCTTTTTCGTTGGTAACAACAACTTCTTGCGTTTCTTTAATCGCTGCACGGTTCTCAAACGCAGCCATCGCCGTATTCAGATCGTCACCATCTTCATCTAAACGACGCAAGGTTGCAGCAAGAACCGTGGTTTGCTTTGACGAAACCTCAAGCTTATCGTTAATGCCCGAGACGTTCGTCTCAAGCGATTCAATCGCAATAGCGTTTCCTTGCACCTCCTGATCTAAGTTTGTCACAGTAGACTGAAGCTGGGTAACGTCAGTTGAATTCGCTACTACTGCACCCGTCAGCTCATCAATGTCAGCCTCTGCCGAGGTTACACGCGCAACAAGTGACGTAACAGCCTCGCCCAATGAGTCGTAGTTACCGATCTTTTCCCAGTAAGTAGTATTTGATACTGGCGTACCTTTAGGAACCTCTTGTAAAGCACGATACAGAGCGCCATCAGATTTAACGATCTGCCCAAACAGATAACCTTGCTCTGCATCCCACTCCGGCGTACCAGCCAGCTCTGCAATCTGCGCTTCAATTGAGTTGATCTCGCTGTCTAGTCCAGCAAAACGGTTATTCATGCTAGCAAGCTGATTATTCACTAGCACGAACTTGCCGTTTACTTCCTCAAACTCTATGCCGAGCCTGTCGAAATCAATCCCTAATTCAGCAAACTGCAGCCACAAATCCTCAATGGACTCGATGTCTTCAAAGAGTTGTTGACCGAGCGCTGACTCAAGAATCTCTTTTGTGATGAGGTCGTTGTACTCTTCAGCGACTTGGGACGGTGTACCTCGAATGCCTGGCTGATTTTCATACGGGTACCATGCGCCAGCTATACCGTTCTTATCAAGCAACCGAACCCAATAAAAGAACTCAGCATCAATCTTGAGCCCTTGGTGCGAGAAGTTATTGGTGGGATAGGCATACTCACCTAACACCGTGGCATCATTAAAGTCCGAGCTTGGACCATACCGAATCTCAGAGCGCTCAATAATATTAGGCCCACTAGGAAACGTCCAACGCAAGTTAATTCCCCACGGCACCCCTTCAGTCGTTAAGGAAGTGACTCGTGGTGGCTCACCCACTTGCCCATTTAGCTCAGTTGCTATGCCATATGACCACAAACTCGGTACATCTAGCGCATTAATCGCACGTACTCGCGCCTCGTATAAACCAGAGTAAATATTATCGACTTCAATTAAAGTGGATCCGGTTTGCTGTAAAGACACCCAATTACTATTGTTACGACGGAACTGGACCTCGTAACGTGAAGCGCCTTTGGCCTTATCCCACGCAATCACTAACGTGTGCTTGGAAACGCCCTCTTTAATTACGTAGTACGAGCTAAGCGTGACGTTTTTGGGCGCATCCTGGATGCGAGGCGGAATGACTGTGACGGGCTTTTTGTCTATTTTTGTGCCGTGATCTACAGCGCTATATTTTTGAGGCTCATGCTGGATCGCGTTGATCTCGTACTCAATGCTGCCTCCGCCCATCTCTTTGATTGAGATAATACGATAAAGCTCAGGCACTAGATCAGCTGACTCAATAGACCAAAAGCCGCCACGCACATCAATTTGAGGCACATTATTCAGCTTGATGTTATTGCCGCTAACTATGCTAACAGTGAAAACGCTTTGATAATCACCTTTAGTGATGCGGACTCTACTGCCGAGCGCCACACCTTTGGCGCTATCCAAGACTAAATCTCTGCCACCGCCTTGATTCACAAGCACCCGACCCGACGCACGCCGACCTGCATAATTTGCATCGCGCACACGGACTACATCACCTGGCTGTACGCGTATATTCTCTAAGCCCACAGTGAATGTAATACCGCCAGTCTCTACCTGAGACGTCACAAGTTGATACTTGCCAACACGATGGGCTTGGCCTTGAGATGTGCAGCCAAAAGCCGTGATTTGACGCTCGCGGATACCGTAGCGTTGCACCGCGACATTGTCTTGCACAAACTCGACTTTTTGGCGGCCAAAGTCCCCCATGTCGTTATAAGATACAGCTGCAACAGAAAAACGCTGTCGGTTAGCAGAGCTTGTTCGCTCGAAACGACCGTTTTTTACATTAGCATTTGTGAACTCATACACCGGGTCTGTTGGGATGTCTGCGCTAACACGCACAAGACCAGAGGACCAGTAGCTAATGCCTCTAAACGTACTAGCAAGATCTGTTAAAACTCGGAGTGCATCACTGGCCTTGGTGATGTAGACGTTACAGGTGAATCGAGGCTCCATGCCGCCAAATCCATCTGGCACCAACTCATCACAGTAGCGAGCAATGCGATACAGAGTATAACGATCGAGCTGATGCGGCTTGATTCGAGTACCCAAGCCGTACCGGTCATTGGTCAATAAGTCGTAATAAACCCAGGCGGGGTTGTTTGTCCATGCTTGCTTAAAGGTTCCATCCCATACGCCGCTATATGCCCGAGCATCAGGGTTATAGTTGCTGGGCACCTGAATGATGCGTCCGCGAGCCTTAAAAGCTCTTGTCGGGATGCCGTTGAAGTTCTCAGCGCTGATGCTGATCCCAACTAGGGCACTCATGGGATAACGCAGCTTTTGATCAATAACTTCTGTGTATGACTGAATGAAAGTCGCGTTTTGTAGAAACTCGCTAGCACTGTCAGGTGTATCGCGAATCACACGCACAGCCCAACTAGATGCTGCGGGCAAATTAATGCGATGGCTCCGCACATACTGTGATGAGGCTTTTCCATCAAAGCTTGAATCAATGACTGTCGAAAAAGCGCCAGAAGCCCCTACACGCAACTGAATGCGATAATTAACCACCGCCCCAGTTCTATCGTAGTGCTCCTCATCTGTGGCGACTAAGGAGTTAACGCCAATGTTTAAAACAACAGCCGACAAATTGGCGTTTGTTATCGCCTGGGTCCACGGGCCCCCGCTTTGAGCTCGGAGTTAACAACGATCGTATTCTCGCTGGCAGGAAAGCCTTTGATGTAGTCTTGGTCCTGCGTCCCTAGGGTATATTCAGCCGCCACATCAGGAAAGTTGTAGGAGCCGTCGTCATTTTGTACGGGCGTGCCGTTGATATAGTAGCTTTTTAAAAAATCTTTACCTGATGCCGCCCCAACAATAGGCCCCTCGGAAATCAAATCCAGTATGCGAGCCCGAGCAATGCTATGGAGGCTATCAGGATGCTCTTCTGGGCGTCTTGATGAGCCCCCTTTTTTTCCGCCTCCGCCGTACGCAACAATATTGCTCATACCTCAATATCCTCGTTATAAATCCCTGCCGATACTGTTACGCTGCCAGTCCACATCTCACCGTAAAGCAATGGCACACAATTACCCTGCGCTGTTAAGTTCACTGGGCCATTAAAGTGATAGGACGCGCCGTTATCCACAGAGTCCACCGACCCCAAGCCTTTTTGTGCCGGTGCTAGCATTTGAGCGGCCCCTGAAAACAGCAGTGCCCCACCTAGCCCACCCAACACCATCTGCGTTGCACCCCATGCGGCCAATGATGCGCCGCCTGTGAAGAATGCCGCGCCAATTAACGCTGCCCCAGCTAAAACCTGAAAGAGTCCGCCTCCTGCCGCTGTAATGACTGGCATAATGCGTATATCAGCGCGTCCAGTGGGGTTTATTAGCTCTTTCTCTGAAATATCAGCGTCATCGACAAAAACATGAAACCCAGCTTGATGTTTTTCGATTTCTTTTTGAAAGCCATCAATAACATTGCATAAAGCCCGAATAGCCTCGGCGGGCGAATTAATAACTAAGCGATGCGTCTTACCAAAGAGATCCCCTAAACGCCCGTCTAAATGCACCGTACGCAACACCTCCTTCATAGCAGCTCCTTATGCCTCAAAATCATGCGAGTAATGTCTTTCCAGTACCCACCATAGATAACTCTTTCAGATAGACGATTGCTAGCGTGATGGATCATAGAGCCAGGTAACGCAAAGCCAAGGGGTTCTGATTTAAGCTCAGCATCGCCAATAAATACGCCAGCATGGTTAGTGACTGGGCTGTAGTACTGCATAAGCACTACGTCATGAGGCTGTAAATCGTTAACCTGAACGAATCCCGCGCTGGTAAAATTTTCTTCATATAAGTTGCCACCTTTTTTCCACCACTCGTCATCGCGCTCAAAATCAAGCAACTCGATGGAAAGCTCTCGGCTGTAATAGTCCTGCACGAGCGTGTAGCAATCCAAGACGCCATGATAAAAAAAGCGCCCGATTAAAGGCGCTTGGTATCCAGAGGGGGTTATCGTTATAAGCGGATCAAATTTAATGCTGCCGTCATAGTCGTTTAACGGATAGATCACCCAAGGCAGCCCCATAGACTCACAGCTCACTCGGTCGGCTTCTGAGGGCTCTGCTGGCAGGTTAGGGTGACTGTGGAAAAAGGCGACCGCCTCCCCCTTTTTGTAAGCCTCTGCTTGCGATTTAGGGCAAACAACAACCTGATCCGATCGCCCGGACAAGTTTTTTAAGCGCACGTATTCTTTGCCTTGCACCGTTTGCACAATAAAACCTGCCGCCTCGCGCGGAAACTCGGCCCTAGCATGCGCTTTCATTGCGTTTCGTAATCGAGCATTCATTTTTAACCGTTTACCTTATCTGATGACGGAAAGCCGCCAAAATTCAATGCGCTACCCTCTCCAAAACGCAGAGCGCAACTACGCAAAAGACCGCTGCACTGATCAAGCGTTATGCTAGAAACTGGCTTATCGTCCTTATCAAACATACGTGAGCCCGTATAACCGCAATAGGGCCCCCGATAACCACCTATCCACAACCACGGACAGACGTTCGCAACAATCTGACGTGCCGGCATCTGTATATCATCAAAATCCATTGGGCTAGATAACGAAAACGTCACTAACTCCGCTGACTCACTGCTTTTTTGCTCAACTATCCAAATCTCAGGCGGAAACTCGGCCAAAGGATCTGCCGTGGGCCGCCCATCAAGATACTTGGAAAAAGTGCGCCTGCGCGTTACTGTCGCTCCCACCAAGTCTTGCAGCGCATAACAGAGCGAGCTAATTACACCTGCAATTGGCTTTCCGTTGGTATCTTTACCTATATTTCCTACTGACAAAGTTGGCATGGGCTGCTGAGGCTCACCGGTACGTTCAAAACCTTCGGCAGCGATGGCCCACGGTGAGTAAGTCTTTCCCTGAAACTTGACCGGTCCTGTTTGATAACCATGAAAACGCATTACATCACCGCCAATGTCTCGTAGGTCTAGCTCATATAGAGTTACTAGAGCGCCCGGACTCAATCCTTGCACATCATCATTTATACTCACTCGAAAGTCTCCTCAAACGTAACGGTTAGTGTGGCAAGATTCGTTCCCTGCTTACTGGACATGGCTCGCTTTGAATATCCATTTTTGGCTCTAAAAAGCTTTCGTTCGCCGTCAGACGGGGTAAACCAAAAAGGAATGTACCCCTCGTGCTCATCTAAAAACTGAGCTATTTCATCTATTACCGAGCCTCGTTTTGTAAACGTTAAGCTCCACGACTCTTGGCGCGCATTAATGCCGTCTCCCACCATTTGCTCAAACCCATCGCCAAAGCGCACAGATAGAACTCTATGGGTCACAGGCTTATCGCCGCCCAAGTCGGGCCGCCACGTAAATGTTCTACGCATGATTAATAACCTCGACTTCTAATAACCCCTCCGGGCTGCATAGCCATGTTCAATTCACGCTTAACAATTGCCTGCACGGCACGGCCAATGTCTTGCCCCATACCCGTCAGAGCGCCAATGTCTGACGTAATTTCACCGTTAGAGTGAACGGTTACACTAACGTTGATATTGCTGCCGCCAGCCGCTGCGTCTTTGTTACTAATAACTTGACCGCGCGTATTGGGCAGTAGGTATTGCTGACCATTTGCCGCGTTAAACACCTCAGGCCTACCGTCCTCGTTAATGCGGTACATTTTCCCTGCTGATGTAGGGCCGCCGTATTGACGGCCGCCACCGTAGGAAGTCGCTGCCGCCGCTATCGCTGGAGCGCCAAGCGATGCAGAAGTCGCTGCCGCGGCTGCCGCTGCCGCCGGAGCCATTGCGGGTCCTGTAATAGGTATAGCTGCTATTGATGTAAAAGCGGCCTGGGCAGCCAAGGCTGTATTTGCCTTGACTTGACCCGCAACAGAGGCGACGTAGCCAGCTGCCGCAGCTTTTTGAGCAACCTGTCCCATAGCCCACGCTTTAACCTGCTCAAATCCCATTTTGACAATAGAGCCTATTAGCTCCTGGCTGATACCAGCCGCCAGAGCTTGAATAGCTTGTGTGCTATTGCTTGCGCCAGATAAGAGTCCAGTCATTGCGCTTGCGGTGGCCTGCTCTAGATTGTTAAGACCCTTAATAACCATTTCATTTTGCCAGCTTTGGGCCGCAAAGCGTTCTTCCTCTGCTTGACGCATACGCTCGTTATGCTCACGCTCCAAGCCCTCTTTTAGGTCGTAGTAGCGCTGATCCTCAAGCAGCTTTGCCTCGTGCAACCGTTTAAGGCTGCCTAGCTGCTCTTCAAAGCGTTGCCGCTCTGCCTCCACCGAGTCCATATCAGCAAGCATTTGCCTGTTTTGCTCAGCAAGCTCTAGCTCGTAGATGGCTCCAGCCAAAGCTTTTACGCGCGCGATATCATCAGGCGTGGCGAACTTATTAAGTTTAGATAGCGCCTGAGCCTCCGCAAGCGCCTTACCTTCAAGTGTGGCCAGCCTTAACTCTTCGGACAAATCGGCTACGGCCTTCTTGTTTTCCTTGGCGGCCTGCTCAGACTCTTTAAGGCCCTTCTTGTTAGCAGCGGCTGCTTTTTTACGAGCCTCCTCGATGCGATAAATTTGGGCGGCCAACTCTTCAGCTTCTTTTTTCTGCTCTGGCGATGCGTTGTCGCCTAGATCATGGATAGCTTTGAGCCTAGCCCTAGCCTCACCCTCGAGTTTTATTAACTCCAACTCTTTACGCTTGTCTGCAAGAATTCGATCGGCCTCTGGGTCTCGATAGCCCTCTTTAGTTTGGTTTTTTCGCTCTTCCTCTAATTTTGTGATTTGCTCCAAGAGCTTTTCATACGGTTTCATTTGGCTTTGAGCTATATCAACGACCGCTGAAAGTTTCTCTATCTCCCTTCGCCAAGAGTCAGCCATTGGGCTTCCAGGCGCTTCTTTTAACCTTGCTTGCAAAGTCTCTATTTGAGCTGATGCTTTAGATGCCTCTGTACCTAGCCCTCCAAGCTCTTTTATGTATCGAATTAAATCTACCTTTGTTAGAGCTAAAGTCTCGTTTGTTAAGTCTTTAATAGAAAGCGCTAAAAAGTCGATCTGAGGCTTTGCGTCTCTAGCGTTGCGCGACATGGTTAATATTGCTGCGCCAGCAGAAAGAATCATCGCACCAAGGCCGAGCGGGCCCCAAGAATCCCAAGCAGCCGACTGCCCGCTGTAGCCACGGCTTGCTTTGATGCACTTAGAGCAGTATTGGCGGACGTCTGCCTATTTGTGGCGTCCGTGGTTATCGCTCTCTGCCTCGCTAAATTCTGTTCTGCTATTTTCAATCGCTCTTCTGCAGCAACTAGCGATGCCGACGAGCTCGTTAGAGTTATATTGGCTTTTGCTTTATTTAAAGCGGCCGTAGCTGCAGCAACGTCGGCCTCAGCCACGGCCAATGCGGCCGACACCTTAGCTACATCTGCATCTGCGGCCCTAAGAGCGGACGCAGCCTCAATCATAGACTGCTCTGCTTTATTTCTTGAGGCCGCGGCTGCATTAGCGGTAACTAATATGGACTGCCCCGTTAGAGCGACATATCTGCCCAAAGCAGCTGACACGGTAATGCCTATCGCTGTCGCTACACCGTCAATATTTTCCGCGAACGCTGACATTGCCCCAGTTATAACCTGTGTTGCGCCCGTGCTTCGGTTTAGCTCGCCAGCATATGCCGCAAAGCTATTGATAATGCGCTTCATGCTTCCGGCTACGGTCTGGCTCATAGCCTCATCAAGCGCCTGGTTCTTATCGCGAGCATCTAGCAGCCCATCAGAAAGCATTTTTGCGGACACTTTTCCATCCGCGCCCATGCGCCTAATCTCAGCCGTTGTTTTGCCTGACGCTTTGGCGATATCAGCAATAATGTTTGGCGCGGCCGCCTCAATGCTAATCCACTGCTGAGCGCTGACTTTCCCTGTGACCATAGCCTTAGACAAAGCCTTAATAGCTGAGTCAGCAACCTCGGCCGAAGCAGCGTTAGCTGCGAAAGAGTGACTTAATGAGTCGCCAATATCAATGACCTGCTCGGTGGTATAGCCCATTTCCTTTAGAGCGTCAGCAGTGCCAAGATAAAGCTCTTGGGCCTCCTTCATGTCGCGTTCAGTTGCGTTTGCAATGCGAAGCATGCGAGATTGTACGAACTCGTATTCTTCCAGACTGGATGTCGCGATCTGCACGCGATCAGCCATTTCGTTGTAGCCTTCGACCAGCTCAAGAACGCCTTTTGCGGTTTGCACCGCAAGAATCCCTCCAAGCAATTTTCTAAGAGCTTTTAGCTGATTCGCTGCCAGGTCCCCCTTGTCGCCTAGCCTTTTAATCTCAGCGGAGGTTTTTTTCATCTGAAATTCAAATTGCCTGCCCGCCGACTCAGCGCCACCAAAATTTTTACTTAACTCATCAATGCTGGCGTTTGTTGGCCGCAGGCTATCCAAAACCTTTTGCGTATGAGCCTCAACCACGAAATAAATCTCACCAACTTTTTCGGCCATTTCTTCTATCCATAAAAAAACCCGCCGAAGCGGGTAAATACAATACGACTCAATTCAATCTAAGCGGGCATATCTTTAGTGTTTTCAGTAAATTCCTCTTCAACTACAACCACCTCTTTACTTTGGCCTTCGGCGCCACCAAGCTTAAAATGAGTAGCTAGGTCAATGACTATGCCCTCCGTTTTTTTTAGAGAACAAACCATTACAGCAAAAACCATTGAGTAAAGTGCGCTTACTAAGCTAAAAATAATTAAAGGCCAGTTAAATGATTTCTCAACTCCCACTGAAACCCCAAAATAGCCTATAGCTTCTTCTTCTGTCACGCCGAAAGCAAAAATAACCACCAACGCGGAAAAAACAGTTAAAGCCGATAGCATCACTGCCAGCACTTCCCAAACCCCGGATGATTTTTTATACATCACCTCTCCCTTATTAGTTTTCTATAACGCAGAGCTGTAGTTTGATTTGCTGAAACTAGAGAGCTTACCCTCTCGGTCAAAAACTATAGACAACCCTTGCGACTCCAAAGGGGAGCCCAGGCTTGACTTGGCATACCCCCAACTCACCACCTTTGTGCCGTCGGAATTTTCCGTTTCTGTCACGGGCTTTCCAAATATTTCTACCGCATTTTCAATAGTAGTCTCGCCTACAACTAAACTGTCTATCTGGCTAACCGTTATTGGACTTCCATACGTAGAGGCGCATCCATATAAAGCTGCAGTTATTGCTAATACCGCTAAAACTCGCATACCTATCTCCGTAACAAAACAATACGGAGACTATATCACGAGTCGGCGCCTGCCCTCGCCGCCAGAACCTTATCATGCCAATCTAGCGTTTCCTCAACCTCGTCAATACCAGGGGCATTCGCGCCCGGCGCATCGGTCTGCGGAAACTTGGCTCGCAAAGCCCCAACAAGCTCAGTCATTGTCATCTGCCACGCTTGCTCGCTAGACATGCCTAAATGGGCTATAGCTAACGACACATGGGCGCGCGCATCAAACTCTTTGACAAACTCTGGCTCATCGTCAGCTTTGCGAGGCAAGGGTTCATGCGCCCCTGTTATGCCATGCTTCATTAGGCACTGGGCCAACGGAACCACGTGCGATTCTGGTAATATGCCCGACGTTATCTTGAGCCCGTTTTTGGTAGGCTCATACCCGCCAAATACATCACCGCTCGCATCATCAGGAGTGCATGCATACAAAACCGCCAAAGCGTCATCAAACTGGAAAGCGTGGGGCTGCTCTGACATAACGCTAGAGTAGACCCGCACAATCTCGTCAGGCTCGCCGATTTGAGTCATGGCGTACAGTGACGGCCGCAACACATACATGCGACCATCAACTGAAACGCCAATTTCACCTATTTCAGTAAGAATCATGAGACAGTGACATCAACGGTAGCTTTTTTGGCACCGCTTTTTGTAGATGCTGCTGTGACTGTTGCAGGCCCAGCTGCAACGCCAGTCACCACGCCATTTTGCGTAACAGTAGCAACCTCCGGGTCGGAGCTGGACCAGACAATACCAGAAGGCGCACCAACGGGCAGCGCAGCAGCCATAAGCTGACGACTCCCCCCTACGCTTAAGGTTACGCTGGTCGGATACGCTTCCACGCTATCAACCTCAACAGCGTCTGGGCTAGGGGTGTCCTCGACTATCAGGCCAAAATCAGAGGCGGTGGCGGAAGCTTCAAAAGAGTACGTGGCCACATCGTCATACGGTGCAGAGCGAGACATGTTCGTCACGACAGCAAAGAATGTAAAAGTTAGGTCTGGGTAAGTTAATCGAATCCAAGCGACTGGCTCGCCACCCTCTGGTTTAGCAACATGCTTTGTCATCTCAATGAGTGCCGCAGATCCTGAGCCCGAAACCTTTAAAGTACCGTCGCCTGAGACGCTTAGCCCTTGGAAAGTGGCTAGGTTCTCACGCAATGACCCGATGCTGTCATCAGCGGTGCCGTCAGCGGTTTCCCACTCAATATTTAGGTCTTTGGTTCGCATGGCACCAAGCCGCTTCCATTCACTAGGACCCGGCACAGCATCGCCACACTTAATAGCGTACTCAAGTACAGCAAGACGCCCCGTAAACTTCTGTGATTTGCATTTAGCCATTATTGGCTCCTTTAGTAAGTAATTTGTAAATCAATGAGCCAATACGCTCGGTTTTCTGTTGTATAGCCTGCGCCCGTAGGCTCAGTCATAGCTCTAACTGATACCGCCCCACATGGCGGCTCCATATCGATAGTTGCTTGCGCAATAGCATAGATATCGTTCTTTAGCTTTTGTGCTGCACCGCGCTCATTTCGAGGGCCGAGCAAAAACACTCGGAAGCGAGGGCGACGGTCATCAACATCAATCGCAGCGCCACCGCTTGCTTGAATAACGCATATGCTTTGTGTAAAAAGGCTCTCAGTTTCTTCCCATTGACCATGGCGATACTGGTAGCTAGCGCCTAAAAGCCCCTCACCCACTCAGTAAACACGTCATACACGGTAGATTCCTTTTAGTATTTGCGGCACTGCCGACTTGATTTGATCAAAACCCTTTGTTAGAAACTTTGGCTCGGCGTTAGGATCCCAGTAATTACCTTTTTCGGTGCCACCCCAAAATGCACTCCCGCTCTAGTGGTACCAAAATGAGCCCTCGGTAATCCTTTGAGCACTCCTGGCGCTTCATGCACTGCATGGGCATACCGCGCTGTATATCCAACCTTCCCTGTAGTCACACCAAGACGCTGATTAATTTGAGGTGCATACTGGCTTTGAGCTAAGTTGCCTGTATCCATAGGCGTCATTGTTTGAGCTAACGCTGAGCCCTGACTCAGCACTGCGTACACGGCAGTCTCTGTGCGCTTCTGATCAATGCTCTGCACTAAATGATGATAATTTCGCTTGGTTTGCTCTACGCCTCGAATAGCCATTACAGATTCACCTGAAAAACGGGCTTGCCGTGCTGGTCCTCAAAAACAGCGACGGATTTAACCCCCTTAACGCGTCGCCCATGCTGATCTTTTACGCTGGTCATGCCGTTAGGGCCAACTAGAGCGGTCAGCTCAATGTCGTCTGTAGGAATGTCGTCAGAAGAATTAGCTAGCCGCCCTAACTCGTGAATTAATGGATTGCGTGGGTCCGCGTCGTATTCGTCAATTAGCAGGTCAAAAACCGCTTTTAGTGTTTGCTTAGCTGTCATCCTGTCACCAATAAAACGTCTGGCTCTTCATCGAAGAAGGACATATCCCACTGCGTTACAGATCGGATCTGCTCCCATCCGTTAGAGCCGTCAAAACTAATCAAGTCCAAAAACCGCGGCCTGCGATCCTCGGTGTAAATTTGGTGGCGGCATACAAACTCAGCCCCGTTTGCGTCTCGCACTTGTTCGGATTTTGCAGCCCACGTACACGCAATTTCATACTCGGGCCCGTACTCAACGCCACCCCATTCGTTCTCGCCTTTGCGCGGTCGAATTGTGGCTACGTTCGTATAGCTCCAATTAGCTGTCGAAGACATTAGCGCTCTCCTATATAGCAACCGCCTTTAGCTACCCAAATGCCACCATGTGCGGTTTGAGTTGGGTCAGGAGGCAGTAGGCCAGTTACGCACCCATGCTTATCCAGACCACGTAGTAGCGCCAACATGCCGCGCCATCGGTCGGCAAATGCGCCATACCTAAATGATCGTGAAGCGCCACTAGGGGCGGTTTGACTGCTGATGTACTTATCTCCCTGACCTAACGCCATAAGAGCCACTAGATACGACTGAATAAGCAACGCTGTGGCGGGCGTGTAGTGCAGCAACAGACACTCGTTCACGCTATTGGCCGACTCAAGCCATGCTTCAAGTATGAACTCTGGTACCGTGCTAATGCCTTGCGCAGCTAAGTATTGCTTGGCCTGCCCCACTGTTAGCATGTGATACTCCAGTAAAAGAACCCGCTAGCACTAGCGAGCGGGTATAAAAAAGCCGCTGTACTTAGCGGCCCTTACTCTTTATCGCCCTTTTGGGCGTCTTTAGGCGGTTCCTTTTTGGCACCTGTGCCAGCCTTAGGCGTGGCGACCTCTAAATCAGCGGCTTGGCCAGCCACGGGCCGAACGTGAGATTCAAGTGACGGGTGCAATTTTTTAAGCTTCACCACATCCCCTTTGCTCACTCCATGCCATGGTCGAATTACCTCATACTCTTTCATGCCCACTCCTTAAGTCAGCTCTGCGCCGTACACAACACCAGATAGGCCGTCATCATCACGGGCAATCTGCAAGCCCATAGCACTAAGGATCTGGTAGTTGTAGTTAGTGTTTGGCAATGGACGGGGCAAAGGCACGGTGCCGACTGCCATACCTACTAACGGACTGATAACGTCTTGACGGCGCTCATAAGCTAAAAACTCATTACCCTCTAATGCGTAGGTCTCCCGAATATCTCGGATCTTGGCACGCGCTAAGATGCGCTCTCGAACGGTACCTGACACTACGCCACCATTAATGAAGTCGCTATCCAAATTGCCGTAAATATCTGGCGACACCCAAAGCACGTCATACGCTGCCACCTTGTTGGCGCGTGCATTTTGACCAAATGCGCCTTTAGTGAAGAAATCAATCACTTCTTGCTGAGGGGCGCTCGTTAAATCAATGTTTGCACCACTGGTGCCCAAATCAATCTTGGTGGTATTGCGGTGAGTGCGAATCCCTTGTGCCTTATAGCCAGCCACCTGAATGCTTTTGTCTCCGTCTAGCACATAGCTCACAATTCGTTTGTAGTACTTGCGTAGCTTGGCGGCCTGAGAATCAAGCACTAAATCAATGCCAACACTGCTCATGCCTGCTGCGTGACGCCAGTTAACCCCGTAGCCCGCACTAAATACAGGAATGGGGTCGCCGTCCGAGTCGTACTCGGTGTGATCAAAGCTATATGGCGCTTGACCATCGATACTCACCGACACATCGTCAGCAATATCGCCCACTACGTTGTAAAGCTTGACGGTTTTGCCAATTGGCAGCACGGTCTGAACGCCTAAAAGGTCGTTCAAAATCTCCATGCCTGCTTCTTGGTTTCGGTATTGAATGATTTGACGGTCCACCTCGGCCCAGAATTCACGCTGTAAGCCGGCTAGCGCGTTCGCTTGCAACATATCTGGCGTCATGATTGAGCGATTAGCCGCAAGCATTACTTCGTTTTGACGGTTCCAGATATTGCGGTTAGCCTGCAATTCTTGGTAATGCCCCATTAGCCGTGGGTGGGCTGCAATATTTGATTGCGTTAAAAACATGTACTTCTCCTATTAAGGGCCAACGGCCGCGACAGTGCCTACGCGCATGCGCACACGAATGAAGTCCGCCTCATCTAGCGTCACTTCGTCTTGGCTGTAGCCAATCACGCTATCGGTGTCAGCCGTGGCGATAGCACCTTGGCCGTTGGTACCCAGCTTGATTGGCGTGTCTTTCTTGTACTCGCCGGCAGGACATAAAATGGCCAGCTCGCGACCCTCCTCTACGTAGTTACCCACAGCGGAATCACCCTCTGGCACCGTATCGCGAATGCCTAGACCTTGGTGGTAAGCGCAGTCAATGACGTATAAGCGGCCCTGTAATTCGGTGGCCTGCTCAAACTGCTCGCTAGCATTAATAACCGCGAACGTGCCCGGCAATAGAGCCGCTGCAGTCGCGCGTGTCTCGGTTTTGGCCCAAGATTTGCCATCAATATTGACTCGACGGTATCGACTCATGATTACTCCTTAGGTAGCGCATTGACATCCGCGGTCAGCGCTTCGTTGTTTGGCTGAATGTGCTCCTCACCCAAGGGGGCAGCCTCACCAATGGTTTTGTACATAGCGTCTAGCGCCTCGCCTTGTAAGCTATTAGCGACCACTTCGCCGTACTTTCCAGCAACGGCTTTGCGCTTTTCTACCTCTTCGGCTTTTTGATTGGCGGTTAGCTGCTCTGCTAGCTCAGTGTGGTTGGCCTGTAGTGTGGCCACCTGATCTGACAAAGGCTTCACTGCTTCAGCTACCGCGCCATTGACGATAGGAGTTACTGCGGCACCGATCTCTTTAACTAACTCGGCCCGCTCTTCTGGGGTTAAAGGCATTTCGCCCTCCTTTGAATTAACAGCAGGGCTTGCCTGCGGATTAAAAAACTTCTTGAACTGCTCATAAAATGGCTGAAACCAACGTGGCGTCTCTGCCTCATGCTGATCTAGACTTACAGCCAAGTCGGCATTTACCATGAGGCCAACACCTTGTTCAGGCGTAGCGGCTCCAGGCTGGTCTAATAAAATGGCATCGTGATCGACTGTGCGAATCTTAGCGACCCACTCAGCGCCTTGCTTGCGCTGCTCTTCGTTGACCTCTAGCCGCTCTAGAAACACGGCGACACTAGTGTGAATTGGGTCTACGTTATCGCCACGCTCTAATGCTTCCACGCGCTCTAACAGCTTGCGACCGCCTTCTGTATTCTTGGCGAACTCCACATCTAGCCACTTTTCAACGTAAATGCGGCTACCCTCTTTGCGAACATTGCGGTTAAATGCGCCAATATGACCCACGTTAATACCCTCCGGGCTGAACGCTGATACAAACTTTCCATTTACTTGCGGGTGGCCTAGTGGCGCTAACGTACCCTCTAGTTTTTCGTAGTGCGCATCGATCTCTGCGTTTGTGTAAAGGCCGCCATTCATAATGACGTTGGCTGGCAGTGTGTAGCTTGGTAGTACCCAATGCTCGCGACCGTTATGAGTGATTTTGCGTATCTGTTTACTGTTGACCTGCGTGGTCACATTGACCTGCATTGGCATGGCCTACTCCTTTTCATATGTCGTTAAAGCGGCTCGTGCACGCGCTTGAATATCTGGCACCAACGGCCTGCCTCGGTCATCCACTAAAACAAGCGCCTGTACACATTTACAGTTGATTGCGTTGCCGTCCTGCGCGTACCAATCCCGGACCTCCTCGGTTGTGTACAGCTTGCTGTGGCGGTCTGCGTGCGTTTTTCTTGTGGTAGGGCTAAGTGCGGACAAGTGCATCTGCATGCCTTTAAGGCCGTACTCACTTCTGGCGTCGTCTGATTCGTCCCATCGAGCACGACGCAACGCTGTGCCAACCTCTGTGCGAGCGATACGATTAGCCCTGCGCTCCTCGATGCCCGCCTGCCTCGTTAAGCTTTTGGCAATATCTCGCGGATTAAGCCCGCGCCCTAAGCCATCAGTAAGCACGCGGCTCATATTTGCTGTGACCGTGGCAGTTAGGCCTTTCATTTCCTCGAACTCACGAGCTCGTATTAATGCTAAGCGCCTGCGATACGGGTCGCTGCGCATAAGGCTTGCTATGTCAGTGCGACCCGCCTTGTAAGTGGGCGACTGCTGAGCCAAATTGGCGAACTCTTGCGCTGTGCCGCGTCGATACGCGACAGCAACGTAGGTTTCATAGAACCATAGGCTGTGCTCACCACCCTCTAAAAGCGCCTCTTCGATTGAACTGCTTACACCGCTTAACAGCATGGCTAACACCGCTTCATCAAGCCGGAACGTATAGCGTCGGTTGACTGCGGGCTCTGCTGGCACCTGCTCAAGCAGCCTTAGGATGGCTTTCAGCGCTTTACGTATGCGACGCCTAAGCTCCCGCATAGCGCCACGCTCTAGCCTGTCTACGCCCGTAGGGTCTTTAAGATTTCGCGGTAGTATCGGCGGGCGGTACCGTCTCGTCGTAGTCATCATCGTCCTTATCATCTAGCGGCTCTTGATACTCGCGAGGGTCGTAACCCGCTGCCGTGCGTATTTCATCAGGGCTAAACACTTCCTCACCCATTGCTAAGGATGTCTGATTAACGCGGCTCATTTTTTCCGCGCTATCGAGCCTCTCACTTGCGGTCTGCTCGTTTAGGTCATCCCACATGACTGTCTTTTCGCCAGTGGCTCGCAAGATACCTATGCGTATCAGGTGATCCACAAAGTCCTCGATCTCTAGCGCCAAGTCTTTTCTGCGTGATTGGCAGCGTGAATTGAAGAACTTCAGATCCTCTGTACTAGCGCGCTCGCCTTGCTGATTGCCCACCAGTACCCTGCTGGGGATATCCAACCCCGCTGAAATGGTCTGTAGGTTAATGTCATACGTAGGCCTTGGGTCTGGCACATTAGACACCAGTGGCGTAACGCTAGCGCCCTGCGTGGGCAGCAACACGTCATTACCTCGGTTGACCTCCTTAGCCACCTCGTTAAACCGCTCTTGCAGCTCATTCACAGACACGCCGTACATCGAAGCCAGATTGCTAAAATCTATCTCTTTATCGAAGTTAACGTTTAGCTGTCGTGCTGCGTTTTTCAGAAACGACTCACCCGAGCCGCCCTCGACTTTCTCTAAGCTCACAAAGTTGTTATAGACCGGCTCTAAAAAGCCAATGGCATCATCTGAGTAATCGCCAAGAATGAATACACGGTCCGGGTGAATCTTAATGTTTCGCCCTGGCTGCCCATTACTGCCTTGCTCGATGTAGCTCCAGTACTTAGGCTTGCCATAGCTTTCTGACGATAGGTCGGTATTCCACTCGGAAACTCGCAAAGCCGTAGCCCAAACTGGCACCACCTCGGCTAACGCTTTACCCGCCTTAACAGGCTCATCCCATCGACCGCTGTCTCGCACACGTAAAATCAGTCCCGAATAGCGCCCTACTAACCGTCTCGCGTCAGCTTCACGAAGTTTTCGCCAAAGCCGAGTCGTTAGCACTTGCGTTGCCTGCTTTTCCCATGCTGTCTCTTGCCTTGACTCGTCTTGGTCGTCACCCTCTATAACCCACGGGTTCGTTTTCCAACATGTGCCAGTCAACTTATCAACAGCACCGCTTGCTAAGCCGTTACGTCGATAAAGTTTGTAGAAGTCATGAAAATCTAGGGCTTGCTTAAACCCGTACTCACACCACGCCGCATGACGCTTATCATCAAGACCCATACCCATAGGATTCAACAACCCCATGCGAGCACGAGCCAGTGCCATTTCCTGCACAGCATGATTCACTGCTAGCTGTAAATTGCTCATGTGTCACCCACAGTCATACCCGCACTTATGTGCGACCGTACTCTGAAATTTGTTAGTTATCTGCCTTGAAGCAGGCGTTTTGGAATCATCATGCCGACTGGGTTTCTGTTCTTGATCAATGGCCCAAGCCCATATCGAATGGCATCAATGTAATGGTTGTTCTTGTCCACGATGTCCGTTAGAACATCACCCGTGAGCCGGTCCACCTTGTAGCTATATGACCGAGCTTCGTGCAGCACTTTGGTGCAGCGTGGGTGAATGATGATTTCTTTATAGCTGCGTAAATGTGCAATGCCGTCCTCAACGCTGCCTTTCCACTTTTCTACGCCCACAATGCGAGGCAAAGCTAAACGCTGACCGTTTCCAGTCGATTTAACATGGCTAATGGTTTCTGGCCTTGCTGAGTCTGCTCGTACAACATGGCGCTCGATACCTGGAAGCCTATCAATCATAAATTTGGCAATATCATCATTCTCTAGGCCGACCTTACCCGCCTCGTACTCGACATATAGACGCTGGTCGTAAATACCTAGACGCACACCGGCTGTCGGGTCCTGAGAAAACCCCCAGTCAATACCGAAGTACGGGCCATCAAAATCATTGTCAAACTCAAAATCAGCCACGCGGTACTTGCCGGCTAATATCTGTGCCTCAGAATTTTCACGATAGGCACCATCCCAAATCCATGCGTACGTTTGATCATCCAGTCGATCACGGTCACCTAAGCGTTCTTGCTCCAATACATCAGGAAACCAAGGGTTATCCGTGTAGTTAAGCTCAACAATCTTTGACTCAGCAGGCGGATGCTTGCGAAACCTGTCGTCCGTGGGGCTGCCATCCTTTTCAGGGTTCCATGTCACCCATATCTCAGAGTTAGCTTCACGCACCGTAGGCGTTAACTTTTGCCACGCTATCTTGCTGACGTTTTCCGCTTCATCAACCCACGCAATCAAGATGCGCGCTTTAGATTTGATGCTGTCTAGGTTATGACGCAGCCCACTAAACACATACGACACGCGCTTGTTCTTGGTGCGAATGTACTTTTCGCCAATATCAAAGTAGGCATTGAGCCATGGTACTGACTTAATAGCCTGCTTAATTTCCTCCATCGAGGACTCCTCCAGGCTATTCATGTACTCACGGGCACTTAATATCACGCCCGATACACCCGCCTCGGCGAACATATAGGCTCGCACCGCTGTCATCAGAGCAAAGCTACGTGTCTTACCTGAACCTCGACCACCGTGCGCCCCTCTGTATCGTGCCTCACCGCTAAAGACTGGAATTAACTTAGGTGGTAACTCAATCCTTGCTTTCGACATTCGGGGCTACCAATTCAATAGTAGTGGGCATCATTGGGATAGGCCCACCGTCAGGGCCGCTGTGCTCTACCCGATCCTTAAACATGCCAAGGTGACGACCTATATCAACCAATGCGCCTTTCTTGTCATGCAGCTTCACGGTTAGGCCATTACGCCCTTCGGCTACTTCTGATATTGCTGCAGCGGTGGCATCGTCAATTTCAGCTGAGTCAATCAATGCTAGGCCGTGATACGGGACCACAACATCATTGCCGTCTTTATCCGTCTCCATGCGAAGCATCGTTTCACCCCAACGCACAATCTTGCGTATGTCGCTAAAGCCAATCTTGGCTAGCTCTTGGAGCACCATGTCTTGAGTGATTTCGGTGCGCTCAGACCGATTTTCTTGCGCTGCTTGAATCGCCTGTTTGATTTCAAGTTTTTTCAAGTTCTGTTCGCCGATCTGTCCAGCCGTCCTTTGGCTGTAACCCGCACGAATAGCCGCTTGCGTTGCGTTGAGGTCAATCAAGTACTCTTCGACGAACCTTTTCTGTTTTGGAGTTAATTTGCGACCACCACGAGCGGTGACCGCTTTACGTTTAGTGGTCATGTTTTATCCATAAAAAAAGCCGCGGTTAGGCGGCGTAAATTAAACTTCTCTAGTTAAAGCTCAAACTTTTACTCTCTCGTGTCAATTGCTTTAAATTTGTCCAAAATGTCCTGAGGGGGAAACAGGCCAATTTGCATATAAAGGTCTTCAAACGTCAAACTAGTTATAGGCAGCAAATCAACACTTTGAAAACTACCAAAATCTAGACTGCTATATTTTAGCCAATCCCCCAGTTGATTAAGCGCAGCAGCGAACAATGCTATTCCAAAGCTGGTGGGCTTGACATAAAAATAAGGGACATGTTCACCGGTGGTCATTTTAATATGCTGCAGCTCATAATCATCTGATATCAGTCCGCACCTAGAGAGAACCTGGATATCCAACATTAAATTAAGCCCTATTTTTTCAGCCTGGACGGCAAACCCATACAGGGTTTTCTTGGATAGCTCCCTTCCACTGCCAGCACTCAGCTGCACACCGTGCCGTAGAAATAAATCCTGCAGCCCTTTATATATACAGTAATGAAGATGAAGCTGTTTTGAGGAGAGCGACTTTATGATATCCACATAATGAATAGCACTATCATCGGCACCATCATCTGACCTAGACGTAGCTAATATACCACCAAAATATTCGGCGCAAACTTCTCCCTCCGTAACAGCACCATTCCACAAAACATCTCTTGCTACGCGCAAGTTCGGAACTTTGCCATCATCTGAGTCAGGAATTTTGTTAGCTGCTTTATGCAAAATAACATCTCGTCTCTTTTTATAGTGCTCATTAATGTCAGACCCCATCTCCTCCAGCGTCTTCCCAAATAACTTTTGAGCCACATAAGCCGCAGCCCCTGCAGCAGCAATTTCGAGCGTCGCCATACAGCATCCTCCAATGAAAACGCATAGTATGCCTCAAAACTCACCTAGCCATTAAAGCCAAACCGCCAAAAAGCAACCCGCAAGCATATAAAAACTCGCTGCAAACGGAGTTATCACAAAAATCTCAATAGCGCTTTGGTTTAACTGCCTGTTACTACCGTTTATTTTCAAGGCTTGAAATAGCGCCACTCTAAGCATTAGCACCAAACCGCAGGCTTGAGCAATACCTATTTTATCGACATCCAAAAAAGGAGCAGCAAACAAAGCCCACAAGACAGAAAAAGCCAGCCCAAGCCACAAAGCCGACCATGCGGCACAGGCTACAGAAACTAATAGGCCAACAGTAAAATCAACGCTGCCACTTTTCCTATCCCTCATCGACTCTCCTTTTTGAGCGTAAAAAAGCCCCGCTCAATGCAGGGCTCACAAAATCGGCTGACAACTCGACAGCCTACGTGAATTAGTCTATATCTGTGTACACACTCTTGCAACGTGTGTGCACACTTTAGGCTCAATCCCGATCAAATAAATTCCGCCCATGGCTTGCGACAACACCTTGTGCGCATTCTCCAGCAGCAAATAATACGAACGCACTGATACTTTCATCTCATAGGCTTTTGTTTTTACTGGGCCTGCTTTGATGTAATGCATGACTAGAGCAACCTTATAGTCGCTATGCAGCCGCTCAATCTCTCGATCTAGCCGATTTAAATCATCATCCACCAACAGCACATCAGGCTCCAGCACTTTCCCTGCCCCATCTACTACAACATTATGAAACGCCGCTTGGCTAGGCAATCCTAGCGCCCGTCTGTTTTCCCCACGCTTCCAAGCCCCCCACTCACTCAACAGGGCTTCGATATTACTTTTGCTCATTCAGCGTTTCCCCATTTTTAAACAACTGCCCTAACCCCTCTTTAGCCTTATCAGCTTTACTCTGTTTTTGGCTGGCTTCGTACTTTGCTCGCTCTCTGCGGACAAAATCCACATGCTTGCTTGGGTCGTCATAACACCATCTAGGAAATGCCATCTCTACCCCTCCATCTGCGCAACTAGTACGCCAAAATGACCGCCTAGCTCTTTGGCTCTGGTGATTATTTCGGCGGACGTTTTCCCCGCTTCCGGTGTCACGCTTAATTTCCGCACTTCGCTGACAGGCTGTGAGGAATAAAGGCTCGCTGGAGGCGTTCTTGCGGCCTTCACTTTAGCCGCCACATGCAGCAATCCTTGATTTTTCGCTGACTTAACCGCTCTACGAGTTTGGCCTTCACTAAGTAAAGCGGCTCGCGCAATGCTTTGAATAGACATTGGTACAGATGATGCGCTCACAGCCGATCTCACCAACTCAACATTTTTCTGTGTTCTACGCATGCCCCACCTCCACAATCACATAACCCTGCTTAGCCGGATCCAAACCCACGTCCAACGTAACAGGACGGAAAACACTGTCATCTACACCCAGCGCTTTAGCCATGCCATCCAGGTGATGTTTAATGGCGCCGTGCATCCCGTCCACATCTCTACGCCTGCGATCTGGTGCGTAAAATGTGATGTGTAATGGCACTCTTTTCAAAACGCTGACCTCATGCGCACCTAAAGCCGATTTCATCAGCATGAAGCCCACGGTTCGTGCTTTTTCCTTTTGCACTTGGAACGCGCCCCAATGACGACCACCTTTGGCATTCGGGAATAGTGACTTATGCGGCCACGGCAATTTAACTTCTAGCATCTAACCACTCCTTACGTTTTTCGATCACGTCAGCTTTGGCCCGGCTGAATCTGCTGCACCCATGTTCACGCATTGCCGGGTAGTACGAATGCCGGGCATCATGGGCGCACACACCGCACCCTCGTTGGGCCATCTGGCCTGCATCCCGTAAGCTGAAGCTTGAACACTCAACGCACTGAGTCATGCAACCTCCTTAACTGGCGCAGACAGTTTGAGCACCTCGCCAAAATCATCCGCATCCAGCTGATTGAAGCCAATGCGGGGGTTGTCTGTGCCCTTTAACAAAACCTGCTTGGCTCGATTGGCATCGCCGATTAACATAGGCGGTGCGATCCGCTGACCGTTCTGTGCATTTTGAGACTCGGCAATACCTGGCAACCATTTTGGAAACTCAAACTCCCCACGATTACGGTAGCCTCGATAACGGTTTTCAAACTCACGCGCGACAAAAGGCCACTCGTCTTCGGTTTTGTTGCCTAGCTGCACCCAGCCGCCCATATCCTGCAAAACTGCGTTAATAGCCGGGTCGTCAAAAACAACGCTCTGGTATGTGCCAACACTACGTACCGCTCTATCGACTTTGGCCCAAGCGACTAAGGCACCGTCCTGAGAGCTCCCTCGAAGCAACTTCACAATGTCGGCCGGCTTAGGCATGAATTGACCATTATCTGGATTCAAGCAATGGCGATTTAACGCATCGCTTACCGCACGGAAATCAAATGACTTCATCCCTTCCCACCAAACCGACAAGGCAAATGTAGACACATCCTGTCGGTAAAAAGCGTAGACGTCAGCCATTAACCCAAAAAAACGTTCTTTATCTGTCTCAACCATTTTGACCTCCCATCAGTGCCATTCGAGCGATTTCACGATTTCGCGCTTCAAGCGCTTCCTGCTTGTTGACCCCGTACCCACTAGGCTGAGTCGTCCTACCAGCCACCACCTCAGGCCCAGGCAACCCGTCCTCCCATCGGTCTTGGTTTAGGTAGGTCAACGGTGCGGGCTCGTAGCCGTCTTGCCATGCTTTGGTCTTTGCCATGGCATTGACATGCGTTATCAGCTCGTCAGCAAGGTCATCAAGCTTTTTACGTTTCCAGATATCAAAACACTTCGCTTTGGCAACACGCCTCGGTGTGTTTGGGTATGCAAGCCAAAAACGGTTAAACGATTCGGAATACTTGGTTCGATTGGGCGAATCACACGTATTCTTTGTAGTAATCACTGTAGTAGTCTTTGTATCTATTAACGGATTGCGCTTTGCGTCATCCCCCGATTGCGTTTCGGGTTGTTCCCCAATTGCGTTTTCGTCGTTCGGGGATTGCGCTTCGGGTAATTGGGGAGTTGCGCTATCGTTGCTCGCGGATTCACCGTCCTCACCACCGTCTTGCTCTTCGGTTTTTGAGTCATTTAAAGACCGAAGAAACTCATTAAATGCCTCATGGTTGAGTCTGTAGTAAATGCGGTGCTTTAGGCGTTGATGGGTCTCTATCAGTAGACCTAATGCGCGTAGGTTTTTACGCGCACCAGTCTGTTCGCGATAGCTTAGACCTGTCTCTGCCTCCCATTCCTCAGATGTTTTATGAGTGCCAAGGTCAGACTCACCTTTGCCATCCCAGTAAATGAGCTGCCCTAAGAAAATAGCCGTAGTTATGCCACCTACGTGTTTAGCTAGAGCTGGGTAATAAGCAATTGGCTGGCTAACGATCCTGAGCGTATCTAACGGACTCATAGCCTTACCCCACCTGCATTGCTCAAAGCCTCTACAGCAGCCTCTGGTACGTCATAGCCACGGCTGCGTAACGTGCTATGGCATGACTGCAGTAAGCACAGCTGATTACCGTAGTGCTGTTCAAATCGTGCCTTCCACGGATGCACTGCAATTAGCTCTGGTACGCCGGTGCCGTCTTGGTGGTGTCCTGCACATAGCGGTAGCACGAGCCAGTGTGCATGAGGCTTAGTACGCCCATCTATGTGATGAATACTGACCATTGGCTGATGATTCCCGTCTAAGCGGCAAGCGATACAACCAAGACCGGCTAGCGCATCGTGAAAACGCTTTTGCTCTGCGCTCACGGAATTACCTTTCATACCTTTACTGCTCATCTTGGCTTTAGGACTAATTTTCATTGGCTTGCTTAACGCTGACTTTTTGAAAGGTGTGCGCTTCATCGGCTTGCCACGTTTTAATGTTGAGTTATATGCGGTCATTTCACCCACTCCGGTATGTCTACGCGCTCGGACCAAAAAACACCTCGCTCTGATCCAAACGCATATAGGTATTCAATAAACTCAGAGGCTTCTTTCACAGTAAATTTGCGTGACTGAATTCCAAGCTGAACAAATCCCGATCCATCCAATGAAGGGAGGATTCTGCCCTCTTGCCTCAAGGGTGTTCCTGCCTCGCGCATTACTCTTGCAAAAGCGTCAATTAATAGGCGTTTTGCATCCTCTGCGCTGCGCCTACACCCGATGAGATCTACCTGTTTGGCAATATCACCAATCATTGCGTGATACTTTTCTTCTTGGATGCGCTTTTTTGTGGGTGGGCTTATGTCGCACATATACCCTTCTGGCGCGTTAAGAATGGCTTGACGTGCATTGCGACGCACCGCGTCATTCACAAGATGAAAAACTTGTTTAGCCATGTGGCACCTCTACACCCTTTTCTGCCATTAGGCCCTCTAAGGCTGCTCGTGCTGCTCTTTGTGTACCAATAGACTCGGATAGCTCTTTGTGGGCCACAAACATGGCTTCTTTCGTCATATTTGCGCTTAAAGTGATAACGGCTTGCAGGGCTTCAGCCCCTCTTTATTGATGGCTTTAACGCGCTCTACAGCATCAAAGTTGTCTCCAATGCAATAGATGAATTTTCTTGGCGAATAACCTAATGGGCGCATGAGCTCACACATGTATGCATAGCGTAGGTCTTCGGGCATGGCTGCAAGCACGGATTGCTCAAAGTTAGCTGGCATAAAGTTTGTTTCTTTGGTCTTGTCATCAAGCCAGCGAAAGATACGATCCGCTGCGTTCTTGGCTAGAGTGAACGGATCGTCATTAACTTCAAAGCGGATCCCAGTTACTTCCTCTAAGCCGTGCTCTCGGTGCGTTTCAACAATGGCCAAAGCTACTGCCTCACGGCTTCCTACCCGCACTTTCCATTGATCAACAAAGTGCATGAGCGTCGCTAACTTTGTTTTATGCGATTCGTTGCGCATGACTCAATTTCCTGTATTAAGTACAGTGCTTTCATCGACTAAAAGGAAAGCACAATGAATAAAAATGAATTAACGCCAGATGCGGTACTAACGAAGTTTGAAAAATCTGAGCTCATGGAACGAGCTCTTGATCTAGCGTGTCATTATTTTGAAAACCCAACCGACGACCACATTGATGGCGTGTTTAATCGGTTGGCGTGGAACTTGATTCGGGGTGAGTCGGAGCTTGGGGCTGTGACTTTGCATTGATGACACGCTTACCTGAAGCTACTTTTTCTTTATGCAGTAGCTCTAGGCGCTTTCCGATTGCGTAACTTATGTCTGCTATGCCACCTCTTACTAGCTTGCTAACTGTCGCTTGAGTCGCGCCTACTCTTTCCGCAATCTCTGTCTGCGTCATACCTGCGGCTATAATTTCCTCAGCGAGTTCTTTTGATGTTTTTGTCATGCCTCGCTACTCCTTAAAGTTAAACATGCATATATTATTCTTTAAAGAATCAATTGAGTCAAGCGCAAAAGAATATGCTTTTGCGATTAAATAGAGCCATGAAAACATTAGGCAACATAATCAGAAAATTACGTACTGATAAAGGTATGACTCAAGGTGAGTTGGCTAAGGCCGCTGGTATGAAGCAAAGCGACATATCAAAGCTAGAGCTAGGCAACACTCAAGAAACCACAGGGATCGTCAGGCTAGCTATAGCCCTGGGAGTTAGCCCTGTGTACCTGGAAACTCTAGATGATAAATATGCTGAGTTAACGGCTTTTGAGGCGCCACCATCAGCGTCACATAAACTGGAGAAAGACTCTGATATTTATGTGCCCATTACTAACGCTACTGCAGCAATGGGCGGTGGCTACCACCAGCAAGAAGCTGACGCTGTGGTTGATGTGGTTAGGGTGACTAAAAACTGGGTTAAGACTGAACTACCACATCTTTCTAGTGTGGAAAACTTAGCTTTAATTACAGCTATCGGTGACTCCATGGAGCCGACTTTTAAAAGCGGAGATCTGCTCCTTGTGGATCGAGGTGTTTTGACTATTGATGGCAACTCCTCAATCTACGTTTTCTCCTATGGCGGCTTAATGTTTGTAAAGCGCTTGCATTTAAACCCGGTTACTAAAGTTATTCACGTGCGCTCAGATAATAAATACGCAGACAGCTGGGAAGTGGATGAAAGGCATCGAACAGAGCTGAGCATACTGGGTAGGGTTATTTATGCCTGGAACTCAAAACGTTTATAAAGCCCCTTGTGGGCTTTTTGTTTAGGCTTAAAGTAACAGAGATTAATTTATATGTAATTTTGTAAATGGAGAACACCAAATGCGAACTTCAGTCTTATTGCTTGCGGCTTCTTTGTCATTCTCAGTAAGCGCTCAAACCCCTGATGACCTTATAAGGTGCTCTGTAGCCTCTGACAGCACAGAAAGGCTTAAATGTTTTGACGGGTTGGCTAGCAAAGAGCAAGCCAGAAGAGATGAAGCAGCTAAAAAAGACCTAAGCGCTCCTAAGTCCACGGGTGACTGGCGAGTCCAGATTGATCAGTCACCAATAGATGACTCTAAAACGGTCGTCCTTGTATCAAAAACAAAAGACACGATACCCGGCAGGTTTAAAGAAGTGTCCAGCCCATCATTAGTTTTACGCTGCCTGAGAAATACCACATCGGCGTACATCAATTTTGACGGCCATCACATGGCCGACATCCAAGGCTACGGAAAAATAACATTTCGAGTAGATAAAAACAAAGCTTTCAGCAGAAACACAGATGTCTCAACGGACAATAAGGCTCTTGGTTTTTGGAGTGGAGGCACAGCTATACCGTTTATAAAACAGCTCTTAGGTGGTGAAACGCTTTTGATTCAAGCTACGCCTTTTAGCGAATCCCCTATTACCTTCACGATAGACATATCGGGCATAGATGAGGCAGTAAAACCGCTAAGAGAAACATGCGGTTGGTAGCTCTCAAGCTCTAATTTTCACAAGACTCACCAAAAGGAATCAGCATGAGCAATAACCCAGCAGCACAAACCATGTTGTACGACGCAAATAAGAAAAGCGTAGGCGTAACCTATCTATTATGGTTCTTTTTAGGTGGATTGGGTGGTCATCGCTTTTATGCGGGGAAAACAGGTTCAGCGATACTTCTGTTAGCCATTACTCTCGTAGGGGTGTTTTTATCCGCTATTGGCATTGGCTTTTTCTTCCTAGCCATCACCGCCATTTGGGCCATAATTGATGCTTTTTTAATTCCTGGCTGGATTCGCAACAATAACACATTGCTAGCAGCATCTCTTGCGAATAGCGGATCTTTGCCGCCGATGTAATTTATCCCGAGCCCTTAAAGGACTTTATAAGCCTAAAGTAACAAAAATTATTATTTATTGTGGAAATATTCGAATGACAGTATTTATTGGATTGGCTGAGGTTGTCTTAGGCACCACCACTAAAACATCCGAAGGCATTAATGGCGCAATGAGATGCATTATTCAAAACGAAAATGGCACTCAATTAAGGGCCATACTAAAAGAAGGTACCGATGACGAGATACGCAATGAGCTATTTTGCGCGGTATTACTGAACGCCTGGGGGCTGTCTGTACCGGATCCATATATTGTCACCTATAACGGAAAGCTAGCATTTGCCTGCGCTGAAAAAAATTATCCTAGCCTCACTCAGCGGCTTAATATTACTAAAAATCCACCGCCTCTCGTCATTCAAATAGCAATTGACTTGCTAGCATCCCTAGAGGATACTCCTTTAGCCGTTGCTATCGATGAGCTAATAAACAACAGAGATAGAAACCTTGGTAATATTTTGTGGGATGGAGGGGGAAAAGCGTCTTGGATTGATCACTCTCACTGCTTTAGCCAAGCCTCTGCTAAATTTAGGGATATGAATAAGCTAGCAGACATGGTTGCGCATCACCCGGATAATGAAAAAATCTGCAGGTCTTCTGTGGCCCAGGCTCTAACCCTGTCTTCTGAAGCTATTATAAAGGCAAGAGCCCTGCTGGAAAGTCATGGAATTCCAGCTGATCATACAGACTACGCTGAGCTTGATGGTAATATAGCTAACCTACCAAACAAAGTTATGGCAAGATTCCCCTCACAGCAAGCGAATTTATTCGGGTAAGAACATGGAAGAACCCTCTTTACGCTCATGGCGAGCTCTGTTTTGGGAGCCAGTCTCTGGGACTGGAGAGCGACTCATGGCTGGCGTTGTTTATGAAAACTCAAACGGAAGCCTAGCATTTCAAAAAACCCTGAGAGAAGACGTTTTAAGGTGTCTATATGGCAGTCAATCAGAATCAGCAAGCAAGTTAATTGATTTTGGTATCAGCTTAGCTCATGCGGTTATTCAAAGCGAAGGCTTTGGCTCCGAAACAAGAGAAATATCTGGCATTCACTTAGGGCCTCTTAGGGAAACTGCTGCTCTTACGGATTATCAATTGCTAAGGACTGCTATCCTTATGCACTCCAGCCTCTCAATGATCAATGACCAAGACGCTGACGAGGAAGAGGACTCCTCGAAAAACGCTAGCGAAGAAGGCAATAGACAGTTTGGAACTAAAGTTAGGGATCTTATCTCTCAAAAGCATCCTGAGCTAACAGCCTACTTTAATCAGTCTATAAAAATTAATGGTCTAATGATGCGATTTGGATATTTATCCAAAAAAGCTGCCGTGCATTTTAACGTTATTACTCCTCAGCGCTTATCTGCTGGCGTAGGGACTGCAAGGTCTAAACTATGGGAGCTCTCACTAGCAGCTGGAACACAGGGCTCTAAAGTAGCTCTCATTAATGCATTCTCCAGTGAGTCTGACCCAACTTTAACTGATAGCCAGCTTCAACGACTGCAAACGAGCAAGTACGCTTTACAACAAGAAGCCTCTGCAAAAAATATAAAATTATTTGCTACTGAGTCAGTGCAATCAGCCTCTGAGCAATTGCTTGAAATGGTTGCCTAATCTTTTAAAAAAACACAAGGCAACGACTTCGAGTGTTTTTCTCTTAGCCAGCCCCAGCCCCCTAAGCCCCTAACAGGGCCTCTCATATCCGTACCCGCCCCAGCGCGGGTTTTTGTTGGACAGGCTCGCACGCAACAAAATCTACTAGGGCTTTGCTCCTCACTATGAAGCCCCTCTTCGGCCCTTTAGCGTATTTTCATCACCAAAAATCTTTGGTAGTATAAAAATACGACTAATAACAATAGGAGGAAGCATGAGCTATATAGAAATAACACCTTACATAATATTAACGCTAAGCGCGATATTGCTACTGCTGACCTACCTTAAAGCTGATGAATGACCTCTAGCCCTGCACTTGCAGGGCTTTTTGCTATATGTGCCCGCCCAGAGCGGGTTTTTTGTCGCCTATTACTCATCATCAAGCTTAGGGTTTACCCTTTAATCTAAAAAGAATATTCTTTAATGCTTGACTTGATATATTCTTTAAAGCATAATTGATTCAACGCTACACAAAACGGCACGCAAAAACCAACCACGGTCGAGCAGGTCGGTAGCCTTGGATCTTTAACAATTAGTCAGCATGCGGCTCACCAATGCGAGTCACAGCAAATAGCACATCGAGCAAGGTCGAGTGCGCGGATATCCCGTCCGTATCCAGTCCGCCAAAGCGCGGTATACGGTGAATAAGGGTGAGGCGCAGACGGCCAAGAATAGAAATGGTCATGCCGATTGGAATCTCGGCGCCGGCCTAGATATAGGCCGCTTTGATAAGAGTGCTCAGCCCGAGCGCTCAGATTAAAGCGAGAATGTTATGTTTTTAACAGAAGGCTCTGTAAAGGATGTGATTGTTGCGGCTGTTCAGGCTGCGGGCCAACAAAATGGTATCGCTAGTACGATAAAAGAAACGGTCGACGCATTGATTGCTGCCGACCGTTTGCTACACGCTTACTTAGTTGAGCAGGAGTAGCTTACTTTTGAAGCTCGTTAACAAGCTCTCGATACAAGACGGACAAATAAGCTGCGTCATATTTTCCTCGTCTTATATTACCCTCCTCCCCATCCATACCTGATACTGGACCTAGCGTCTGAAGTGATCCACTTTCAGCCATTTTTTCCAATATCTTTTGGGCAAAAAAGATTGCCTCATCATTGCTTAATGCCATTTTCCATCCTCTTCTAGTTGTAAGTGGAAATTTCAAAATAGCATGGATGGTGACAGTCGGGAATAGACCGACACCCTTACTACTTAATGATGATTTACGTAGGCGCTCTACACTGCCTCCTTCAAACATGCTTACCAGCTTGTTTAGTAGAGCGTCTATCTAAATCATTAGGTCTTCCGCGAGGCTTTTGCAGGCCTCTTGCATGTGAGCTATAGCATGCGGAATGTAGCGAACGGTAAACGATAATGATCGGCTGAAATGAGCTGTTAGCGTTTCAGTATTAAAGCGCCAGAGCTAGACAGCTTAAGTTCAACGTAACCTAGGCCGCGTAAGAGCCTAGGGCTACCTATGCCGTGGTAGCACAAGGAGTGCAACTGGTAGTTAACCAGTAGGCGTGATGCAGATATGCATTTGGCTCGATACCCACACACGGCGACACAGCGCCTGTAGCTCAGTTGGATAGAGCACCCGCCTTCTAAGCGGGCGGCCACAGGTTCGAACCCTGTCAGGCGCGCCAAGATTCTACGTAGTTTTACGCAACAGTAACTACGAATACCAGCGACACGACAAAACCTTTATTCTGTAACGACGTTTACAGGAGATTATCATGTCAGATCAAGAGTTTATCGAGCTGCTAAAAACTTTAAGAAAAAACAGCACACCCGCGGGGCCCATTTATTTCGGACCACCCCAGTAACGCCCAGCCCCTACTTAACACCTAGGGGCTTTTTCATGCCACTTTAGGAGCCAGCATGCTTTTAGAGTCCATTCCAAGCATCGCCGTTTTCTTCGGTACTCTCGCTACCGCCCTTGTTTATCTCACAGCTAATCGCTGACATCAAAGAGCGGAAACCGTCCAAAAACAGGCTAACGGTGCGCAACGCTTAGCCCCTCAATTCGCCGCAGCAACCGCTGCACTTCCAAGGATATTCATTATGAACGTCGCTTTAAAGCCCGACGCGGTTGACTGTGCGCGTCTAATTTCTATCGTTACGAGCCAAATTCACGCTTGCTTGCAAGATAAACGCGAGTTTGTGCTTGTCACAACAACACCCCGCTTTCGTCCAGTCGCATTAAATCGTCGTGAGCTCATTCTCTGCATTTTTGAAGCTATGGAGCCCTATGACGTGGGTGACTTGCTGCTTTCGTTGCGTGATGACATCATGCGAACCCGTCTATATGCAGCGCGACAAGACGCGATTATGCGCTTTGCTGAGTTCACCGTTCAGCGCATGACGGCGGCAGAAAAGGAGGCTCTATGCGCAAGCATTTGATCTGTTTTCTTGCAGCTTTGGGCGTTGTCGCTATCTACGGCCTAGCTGCTACGTCCGACATAGACGACTTAGAGCTAACTGCTCAAGCAGTCCAAGAACAGGCCGACCACATTCAAGCGCTGGTACGCACAAACGAAGCGTACCGCGACTTTTACACACTTAAACCTACCGGAGGTGGCTATGTATCCAGAACCCCGCTTTGATGACCCTTCACGCACAGCTGATTATGGCTATTTTCGATGGGAACGTGAGCCAGCGCCAAAAATCACAAAAGACACGTTGGCTGATGCAATTGAAACTGGCATTGAGCCGCTTGGCGCGCCATTTCGCGAATGGGTGCTAGCGCTATTTGAAGGCTGGCGTTTTGATGTCGATATAAACGAAGCGCGTCTGATATTCAAAGCCATGTTGAATAACGATGAGACCTACGGGCTTGCAATGGACATTTTAAGTGACGTCGCATTTGAAATATACGGAGCGGATTATGAATAAACAGCAAGTCTTAGATGCGCCAGTAAAGCTGGTTGAGTTTGGTGTGGTTGAGGCTGGTCTAGCAGCTCTACACGCTGACTTAGCGGGTGTGCAGTTTGATGTTGCGACTACAGAAGGTAATAAAGCAGCTCGTGCCGCACGCCAACGCTGCGTAAGCATTCGCACAGCAGCAGACAAGGCTTACTCCGATTGGAATAAGCCCATGCTCGAAAAACAACGTGTTATGCGTGACAAACTTCAAGAGATCAAAGAGTCCGTTAAAGAGGTTGAGGGACCTATTGATGCTCAAATCAAAGCTGAGGAAAAGCGCAAAGCCGAAGAAAAAGCTGAACGTGATCGGATAGAAGCCGAAAAATTGGCTCGCATTCAATTTGAAATTGATGCCATTAAGAATATGGCGATTCATAACGTGGGCAAGTCCCCTAAAGTCTTGGCCGCCGCCATTGAAATGTGCCAAGCCATTGAGGTCACGCTTGATAGTTTTGATTCGCGTGCCGGCGAGGCTGAAATCGCTAAACAGCAAACCTTGGCGCAGCTAACACAAATGCATGAGGCTGCCATCGCCCATGAAGTCGAGCAAGAAAAGTTAGCCGCAGAACGGGCTGAGCTTGAACGGTTACGCAAAGAGCAAGAGCGACGCGACGCAGAGGCTAAGGCCAAGGCTGATGCAGAAGAAGCAAAGCGTCAAGCAGCCCTAGATAAGCAGCAAGAAACCCTACAAGCTCAGCAAGCCGAACTGGAGCGCCAACGCCTTGAGCTAGAAGCCGCCCAAGCTGTTGCACAAAGGGCCGAAGAAGAACGCCTTGCCGCCATTGAGCAAGAAAAACGCAAGAAGGAGCTTGCCGCACAGCGCGAAGCTGAGGCCAAGGCCCAAGCAGAGCGTGAAGAAAAAGAGCGTCGCGAGCAGGTTCAGTTTGAGCAAAACGGACCAGGTGACGCAGCCATTATCGAAGTGCTTGCCCTGCACTATCGTGTCCATGAGAGTGCGGTTATCACATGGTTAACGAATATGGATTTGGAAGCCGCAAGCAAAGAACTGCTCAAAGAGTTTGCTTAAACAACTTACCTACAGCCCCGGCAGAGTCTCGGGAAAGGAACTATTATGACTACAGACACACAAACCAGCTCAATCACTGGATATCAGCCAGACATCTCGCACAGCCAGCTGCAAGAGCTTCCTCATCCGGAAACCAGCACAAGCGCCCTAGTTCTCGACACCGATGCCTTTGACCGCATTATGAATGTGGCTCAAGTTATGGCTACCGGAAAAGCCACCCTCCCCAAGCATTTACACGACAATCCAGCTGATTGTATGGCAATTATTATGCAGGCCATGCAATGGAAAATGAACCCTTTTGTCGTTGCCCAAAAAACCCACCTTGTTAATGGAACACTTGGCTATGAGGCGCAGCTAGTTAATGCCGTCGTATCCACGTCAGGAGCTATTAGTGGACGCTTTCACTATGAGTACATTGGTGACTGGGATGCATTTTCCACAAGTGATGTAAAAAACAAATCCGAGATTGGGCTAGGCATTAAAGTCGGCGCAGTCATCAAAGGCGATGATGAAATCACATGGGGCTCACCGCTCTATTTTTCAGACGTGACTGTACGGAACTCTCCACTCTGGAAAACCAACCCACGACAGCAAATTGCTTATTTAGCGGTTAAAAACTGGACGCGTCTCTATGTGCCTGATGCACTGCTCGGCGTCTACAGCACCGATGAGCTGGATCCTGAGATCAACAAGCCACGCCAAAGACCTCGCACCGCCGCCGAAGCGGCTCAAGCTGCACAGCAATCCAATCACACTGTACGCACGGAGCATCACGAAAATCTCATTCTTGATTTGGAAACTATTGCTCGTGATGAGGGGAGTTCAGATGAGCGCATGGAGAAATTAGCGCAAGCGTGGCAAGCATTAACGCGCGAGGACCGCAAAGCAATTGGTGAAAGTGAGCTGCGTCGTTTGCAAAGCATAGCCAGCGCAGAGGACGCCTAAGGAGCGGGTCATGAACGATATACAACAACGCACTGACGAGTGGCTCGAGGAGCGTCGCGGAAAAGTTACCGCTTCACGGTTTCAGGACGTGATTGCAATTGGTCGTAACGGTAAGCCCTTAAAAGCACGTGATGACTATATGTTTGAACTCGTACACGAGCGAACCTCTGGCCTGCCTAAGCAAGAGATAAATAGCCGATCTCTTAGCTGGGGCCGAGATGCCGAGGAGTATGCCGTAAGCGCTTATGAGATGGACTCGGGTTTTGTGGTGCAAGAGGCGTCTTTTGTGGCGCACCCCGAATTTGATTTCTTAGGCGGCAGCCCTGATGGTTTAGTGGGTAAAGACGGCCTCATTGAAATCAAGTCGCCTCATGATGAAAAAGTGCACCTACGCACTTGGCTGCACGGCATGCCCGAAGAACATATCCCTCAGGTGCAAGGCAATCTAATGTGCACCGGCCGGAAGTGGCTTGATTTCATTAGCTACGACCCACGCGCAGCAGAAAACCTACGTATCTACATACAGCGAATTTGGCGTGATGACGCCTACATTAACGACTTTCTTTTGCCCTCGCTTGTTCAATTTAACCTTGAGGTTGAGTCTTTGGTTAAGCAGATCATGGAAAAGTCGGTGTAACCCATATCGTATTTAAGGAAGCCAAATGCACAACAATCCTTACCCTACCCAGTCTTTGCTGGGGAAGATTTTCGATCTCTTAAAGATAAAAGAACGCCCGATCACAGTCACTAACGTAGCTGTGGCGCTGGGTTCGACTTACGCGGCTGTCTATAGAGCTGTCTACAACGACAAAATCAAAGTGGTTCAGTCCGACCATATCGACGGCGTTCTGCACGTTAAATTAACCGACACGCATAAAAAACAGGAGCCTACAGTGTCTATCAATGAAACTATCCAAGACGTCATGGTCAGCGACAAAAGCGAGCATGGGCTGCACGTCCATCAAATCGCCCAAAAGTCACACGCTACTCAGCCCGAGGTGAAGCTTTTTATCAAAGAGCAAAACGGGCTTGGAAACATTGAGGTGCATCCGACGCAAGGCAAACATGGCCACCGGTACCGCTGGGCGGGTCCAGTCAGTTCAGGCATTAAAGAAGAGATGCTAAGGCTCGCAAAAGAGGTTGAAGCTGAATCAATTGACGAAGCCAAGCTCGAGCCGAACGCCGATGAGCTAGAGCAGGCCAAGGAACCCGAGCCCATCAAAACCTTTGAGCCCACCAAAGTAATTAAACCCCTGCCAGCAATTAAGGAGCCAGAAATGACACAGCCTACACCAACAGTAACCCCAAAAGTCCGCTATTTAATCCAAGCCGCCAAAGACAAGATGGCCACGGCCAATAGCGAAAAAAGCGCCAAACAAATCGCAAAACGCTTTGTAAATGAGGGGCATAAACGTGTGGAGATCAGCACGATTTACCCTTATGCGGTGGCTAAGAGCGGTATTGAAGTGGAAAGAGTATGGTAGCGCTGCCCTCTTTTGCGCAGTACGTAGCTATTAGCCGCGGCAAAGATGAGCTGATGGATAAAGATACCGTGCTGCATGTCACGCTACCCATCAAAATCAACATCGACGCGATCAAAAAGGCGCAGGCAACGCAGCCTCAAGTTTTTGAGTGCTTGGAGTTTTTCAGCTTGTGCTATGGCGCTGTATCTAACGCTTGCGACAAAAGCACAGAAGAAAGCAGGCTCTTGCTTGAGAAGCGCTGCAAAGCGCTTTTTCTTGCTGCAAATACGTCCAGAAAGATACTGCTACGCATAAGAAACAACGAGCCCGCAACGTGTAAGCCCGGGGAAATCGCAGCGCTAGACGATGGCTTTACAGCAGCTATTGAAGCTCACGAGGCGTTACCAGAGTGGGCTTTTATGCAGTCTGGCTATCAGCTGATGCGGCACGGAATAAAGCGCAACGAAAAGCCGAAACGGAAAGCCAAAAGGAGAAAAAGGAAATGAGCAGGCGTAAATCAAAACCCAATCCCCACGCCAAGCAGCCCAAGCTAAAAGACGGCGATAAAGACTGGGCTACTCCATGCTGCAACTGCAACCAGCTGCCTACGGTCTACCCTACTGATCTATGCGGCCCTTGCTGTTGGGGCGAAGCTGATACCGCAGGGGGAATTGGTAATGAGCCTGAAAACACTTACTGAAGCCGAATTCTTAAAAAGCATAGCTGAGCATGAAATGCGGGTTTTACGTGACGACGGCGTGTATCGCCATCTTTTATTTAAGCGCGCACAAACGCAGGACCGTTACTTTGAGTTAATCACTACGCCTGGCCGTTTGTTCTACGTGGGAGACATGGGGGATTTTGCATTTGAACGTGATAAAGACATGTTTAACTTTTTTAGAACAGAGCCAAGCGAGAGCACTCAATTGCCTATCAATGTCGGCTACTGGCATGAGAATCTAATAATGGCCGATACGCAAGGCGGTTCTAAAGAGTTTGATGAGGTTCAGGTTAAGTCCTACGTGTATCAATGCCTATCAGACTGGCTAGAGGGCGCGGATAGCGAAGACGCTCAGAAAATTCAAGAGGAAGTTACAGAGCTTTTAGAGGAGATAGGCCTAGAAAACAATGAGCACCTAATCCTCTATGCTCTAAGTAGTTTTGATTTAACTATAGGTAGGCACCGTTTGAGCTTCGAGCTGTGGGACGCGCCTAGCTTCAATCGACCCTCCCACCATTTCTTGTGGCGCTTGTACGCCATAACATGGGGCATACGCCAATACGATCAGTTTAAGGCTGCTAACGAAGAGAGGGGTTGCAGTGAGTAATCTCTAGAAAACCATCTACCGCCTCAAGAGTGTCTTGCACGTTTTTTCTCATAATCTCAGAGAAACCAGTGGCACCATGATGGCGTGCAGCATCCTTTACAAGCAAGTTCAAGCTTCCCCTGCTCTCTATAAAGGCACGCAATAGATCGCTGGAACGAAACATTTCCATATTCGTCACTTCCAAACAAGACAAGTCAATTTGGAATGCGTTCCATCTTTTGCTATCCAAAGGATGGATTTGGTCATTCTTAGCAGCCTCTAGCCTAAGCTTGATTCCTTCGAAAATTGTTTTCATTGTACTCAAAAAAATCTCTTGCTCTCTCCTGTGGGCCTCTATTTGCATATTTGATTGATGCCTCATTACAACCACCGCAATAATAATTGCCCCGACAGAGCCTATTGCCTGTACCCAAGCAGCTAGCTGCCCGCTATCTTTGGGCGGCATAAAGTAAAACCCAACAATTAGGGCACCTAACAGGCCTCCAGCCAAAGCAGCTATCAAGTACTTGCGCAGCGGCCTCCGATATCCGCAGTCTTTTTCTTTCTTATCCATCTTAAATTTCCTTACCTGCCGTAACTGATAAGGATGATACCCCACGTCTAAAGGAATCCCAATGACCACACCAATCCAAACCCCACCACGTCCCAAACTATCCGAGCACTTGATCCTGCTCGCACTCGAAACGCACCATGCTAATAAGGCGGATGAGTGGAACTTTGAGGATATCGCTCAAGAATACACAGACTCCATGGACGGCTACGACTTAATGCGAAGCCTAGAAGCCGCCTGCTACTGGGATGGCAGCCGTGAGCTTATAGATGAATTAGACACCGTTTGCTATTCCATACGACGCACTGTGGATCAAGCAATAAAAGACTGGGTTGTCGCTTATCGGGTTAGGCCTAGCTTTGCGCCTGGCGAAGAAATTACCTACGAAGGCAAGCAAGCTCGAATTAAGGACATGGATATGCCTATGGCTCGTTACGCCATTCAATTCCATGAGCCCTGCAGCAAGCTACTGCCATGCACTATCGGATCTGATAGTGCGCTTTATGTGGAATATGAGGAAGTTGAATTATGAATAAGTTTGATCGAATTTTAAGTGACCCACAGTTAATTCTACTGGCATCAATAGCAAACCCATTTTTGCATGCGGACTCAAATGGCGATTTTTATATAAGCGAAACTGGGCAAAACGTTGATTTTGATGATGTGATGGCTTTATTGCGTAAAATTGAGCAGGCGACCGTTAAGGCTTTCAAAGATCGGTTAGCAAAGCAAGAGTCAGCTATTACTCATGACGCCCCTCCTCAAAAGCACATCCAAAAGCTTCTTTCCATTCATGAGCAAATGCTCATTGGAAATAGCTATACCTACTTTGAATTGGCCTACACGCGCCAAACGGGTTGGATGGTTTGGATTTGCTCACACCCACTAGAAACGCACCCCAATAGAGTTGTCATCACGAAGGGACAAGGCGGCACTCCTGATGAGGCATGTGCAGCAGCTTTAACACCTTTAAAAATCAAAGCATTGTCTAATGGCACCTTTGCAGATAAAGATACTAAGGATCACAAACCAGATTCAATACCTCAGCCGCTGTACCTCGTCCCCACTCTACCTATAGAACCTAGCGACGAACTAATTGCAGAAATCAAAGCTATGGCTGACATACGTCTTGTTGATGGCAGAGTTGAACTCTCAAACGTAAAAGAAATTATCCACGCCATAGTCCATCACCCTATTTATGCTAATTAAGGAGATTGAAATGAATATCGCCCCCGAAGCAATAAAAGCTGGAAAAGAAACCATTTGGGAGTTGTTTTTAAAGTGGATGGATACCCTACCGTTCTAGATAAAAGGAGTTGTTATGTCTACACTTCTACTCTCCCCGAAGGAGGTTGCTGAAATCACAGGGAAAAAGCGGTACCAATCTCAAATAGAAGTGCTGCACGGCATGAGAATCCCTTTCAAAACACGTCCTGACGGCTCATTAGTTGTTCTACGCGCTGTAATAGAAATGGAGTTAGGTTATGCGCCCAAGGAAACAAAACAAACATCTCCCTCCTTGCGTGTACCAAAAGCACGGGGCTTACTACTACGTCAAAAACAATAA